TTTCATCTTCAGCGTATTCTTCATATACATCTGAACAACATTGTAAAACTTTGGCATCAGATCTGGAGTAGCAACCTTCAAACCAGCAATACCACCACCTGCTAGAGATGGTGCTGAAGTTCCCTTACATGAGATCCCATACTTTTTACCCTCACCTTCAATGATGACATCAATGTATGGTTCTTTACCTAACGCAGACATACCAGTATTTTTCTTGGCAGATTTAATTTTTACCTGTAACGCTCCATCTTTGAACGATGATATGGTCACATGACCATTCTGCATAACACCCTCATTGATGGCATTGATCAAACCGTTTTCTTGTCGTTCAGTACCAGCACCACCTGCTTTGGCAGCAACCCCACCCATATCTTTGTCTTTGAATAGTTCAGTCAAATTCTTATAACGAATTTGTCCAGACGCTTCTTTGACTTCAATGAATAGTTTGTCAGCGGTTCCAGATCTGGTGCACCATGAACGCAACCAAGACTCGTCTAGTTTAGTTTGTGGTTGTTCAGAATTGAGTTTGAATTTGCCAGTACATTTTGCTGGAGCAGATGATTCGTTCATTAGTTTGAACGACCCACCACCATTTACTCGTTTGGCGAAGTTGGTGATGTTTTCTCTTTTGAGCAAGTCATTCTTACTAAGAGTCGCCATATCATTTACTCATAAAATTCTTGAAATCCATAAACGCATTGGTCTTACCCATTGGATTCTTACCACCTGTATCAGCAAATGTAATAGTTGCTTTAGTGATGATGTCACCGTTGGGTGCTTTGAACAAAATGTTTGCGTTGTTGGTAGTTCCATTTCTAGCGATAGAAAGAGTAAACCCCTTTGAAAGTTGTGCCATCATTGCTTGAAGTTCACGACTGTGGCGAGATGAGATGACTTTCTGCTTGCCAGCATTGCCAACAGCAGCATAAAAGTCATCTTCTCCATTCAACCCTAGCATATGAAGCATGCGTTCGTTGAATTCTTTTTTGTGGCGTGGATAATGCGTATCAAAAATTTTGGAGATCAGAGCAATGACATCACCGTGTGTGCCTTTTGCTACTTTTCTAGCCTCTGGTTTGCTTTTACCTGATTTCATCTCAGAACCAATTATGCCCTGCAGACGATGAAGTTCACGGATCTGGTCTGCAGAACCGTAGTCCTTGACAAACTTATCAATAAACGCTTCAGATGTTTTTGGAAGATTCGCTGGATTATCATAGAACAAAGTCTTGATCAGCGATAGGAATGTAGAGTTTGATAGGTTAATAGAAGCACTTTTATATGCTTTCAATGAAGCCATAATCTTATCGACTACAACCTTTTGTGAGTCTTTGGTAACATTCAAAACCAAATCTGCTTTGGTGACACCCTTACCAGAATCACCAGTAAGTTCAATGTCAAATGTCAATAGAGCAAAGTCTTCAGAATCAACAACGATATCTTTGAAGATCTGGTCACCCATAACTTTACCAGCAGATTCTTGTCTTTGAATCTCGCTAGCAGGAGCACCGAGTTTTACGATCTCCTGTTTCTTTTCGTTATATAATTTTTGAAGTTGTGCTGGTGTAGATTTTGGAGTGAGACGTCCACCTGCTCCTTGAATAACCTTTGAAAGTTCAAGAGCGGTAGAGTATTCTGACAAATAGCCAAGACGAGATTTTAGATCGACTTCTTCATTCACAATATAAGACCCCAAAGGAATTCTTACTTTTCTACCAAAGCCAAGTCGTCTCAACCCCTGTGAGATTTTCATCTTCAGAGTGCTGAGAATTCTCGACAGAGAAAAGAATTCGTCTAATTGTTGTTGTTCTTTGAAAGTTAGCATGTATAATCCAAAGGTAAAAATATTATCCTTGAATTATTTAGGTTTACAAAATATAACTGTCCCACACGCTTTGCGCTAACCTATCTTGGAGCCTGTATGCTTCTTTCTCCCATGGTTGATTTGGGTATTTTACATTCTCTCCAATACGCTTGGTTTTCCATCTTGGATTTTTATTCCAATACAGATCTACTTCTTTTTTAGCGTATTGTTTAACATGAACCATCTCATGACAGACTGTGGTTACGAAGTCTCTCAGATTTTGGTTCTTTTCGATTTCTATTTCAAATGTTCTAGTGTCGTCTGCTAGGCAATAACCTGCAGCATCGCCTTTAAGATTCTTGATGTGAACATCAATCATCAATGTTCGGACTCGTGGAAGAAGTTTAGGAATGAGATGTGTGATAACCTTATGCACCACATCTTTCTGGAATTTGGTTCCACCTTTTACTTCAATTAAATTCATCTGATCCTCCGATTTTGCTAGACTATTCTACCGCAGAATCGTAGAAATGTCAAGCACTAATTTTGGCTTCTATCCACTCCAGAATTTTAGCCTGTTCGTTCATATTCGTGTTATCGAATTCTGACATATATGGCATCAACTCAAAGTTTGACAGAATATTGGCGTATTTAGTTTCTCGACCACGCAAGAATTTTTCTGATTGGTCTGAACCACGATCTTTGTATCTCTGTTCCAGAATATCCTTCGGTGCTTTCAGATAGAGAATTTCAACATCTGTGTCAGGAAGTGTCAAAGCAAACTCGAGAAAAGACTGGTTGAAGATACGATCACCTTCAAAAAGAATGTTACAGTTGTTAGACTGAACCCATTTCTGAACCTCTGGCTGGACTGCCATACTGAGACGATCTGTTCCAGCGAATGTCTGCCCCTGTTCATATTTACCCAAAATGTAGAGATCACGCTCTTCATTATACAGTGCTGAGATTAGTTTAGCAGGTTCTGTTTCAATCCACTTTTTACCTGCCATGTACGACCAGAACAAAGTAGTCTTACCAGTTCCAGGTTGTCCACCGACAGCAATTATTTTTCTTCGCTTTTTTTCCATAGTCTTTTTCTCCATAAACAACTTATCAGTTGTAGCCAAATTATCTTTGAACATTATACTATCCTACCATAAAACTTTCAAGTCCATCAGCAACTTCTTGCACATCATCATACATCCAAGATAATCTGTCAAGAGTTCCAGTGTTGACAAATGCACTGTATTTTTCTTTGTTGATCCCCATCTTATTATCCATCCTTGGATCTATGGTTTCATTTCTTGATTGCCATAGGACATCCCATTCAATACCATACCATCCATCTGCTTCAACTTTCATTATTTCTTCAGCTTGACGATCCAGATAGTATCCAAGATATCGACCATGATGTTCACGAAAGATTTTCTTGAATGAACACAGGCAAGTTTCCATCGTAAAGAAATCAACCTCGTGTGCTATTGATGGGTTTCGTCTTCGAACCTCGTAAAGAATTTCTGAAGATTGTCTCTCAAGTGATTCAATATCTTTGGTGTCCAGTTTTCGATCCACATCACCGTCCCTTCCAAGTGCGAAAAGTAACCCATTACGGTGAGAACGAGACCCAGAATAATCGCTAAGCATGAGAGAATCAGGTTCCATATCGATTCCCACAGTATGACGAAGGTGCTGTAAATAAAACCAAGTAGAGTAGCGACCAAACTTATGCAACCCCCCCTTAACACCTGTCCACAGATTGTTGAATGTTTCGGTTGGAGTTTCTCCAACAAACGACTCAATCCGCTGTCGTTGAGTACCTTTGCCGATAAATTCTTGATAACTTGCGAACATCTTGGGGAGATGTCCTTTATTCCATTTTGTATCCACTTGATAGCGGAGTCTTTTATAGTTTTGCTCATTCCACTTCTCCATTCTGGCAACAGTCGCCAATTCAAAGTCAGGAAACTCATTCATGAGAATCCATGCTGTTGGCAAATAGTAAGTATTACCATACAACCAAGCCAACCAAAAACGCTGTTCATCGTTATGCTCGTATCGTTTGTGAAGATAATTTGTCATCCAAACTGCTGGATCACAATCTTTATATTCAACAGACCAAGCAAACCAACGGATGAACGCCTCTCGTCTGTTTTCCAATAACCGATAATCAGTCATCAAAAAATTCCTCCAACGATGGTTGATCCATCAGAGCATCACGCAACCACGCTTTACCAACAGCATCAATTGCTGCTAATGTCTTGGTTCTCTTTTTATCACCCCATGAATACGACTCCAAACCTTCTTTACGTAGTTGGTCTCTAGCCTTATAAGGTGGTAAACATGCCAATGGATTGACAATAGCATAGTTCCGATACTCAATCTGTTCCTCCCTCGTTGGATACAATGGCTGATCAGATCTCAGAGATCCAGTAGGATCTACTGCCCAAAAGATCAATCCATTTTT